GCCAAGAGATAGGAGGTGCTGATTGTTATCTCTATCTAATACAGCAACTCCTTACTATTACGGTTTGTTTCGGAATGCGGTTCTTGCCGGGGACATTCCGGTCAATCGTGAGATCTCTTTGGAGATGAATCGCATTGATGATCTTATTGAAAACCCTAATATTTATTATGATGATCAGGCAGTTCATGGATTCATCAAGTATTGTGAATTCGAATTGACACTTACCGACGGAAGCGATCTACATCTTCTAGACACGTTTAAGTTATGGGCAGAACAGATTTTCGGCTGGTATTATTTTGTTGAGAGAAGTGTCTATCAACCGGAAGACGATGGTCATGGTGGACACTATGTCAAGAAGACGGTAAAGAAACGGTTGACGACAAAGCAGTATTTGATAGTGGCCCGAGGGGCAGCCAAGTCAATGTATGCACATTGTATACAAGCATACTTTCTTAATGTGGATACGTCCACTACACATCAGATCGCCACTGCTCCAACCATGAAGCAGGCCGAAGAAGTTATGTCTCCGTTCAGAACGGCTATTACTAGAGCGAGAGGTCCTCTCTTCAAGTTCCTTACAGAGGGGTCTTTGCAGAACACTACTGGCTCAAGAGCACAGAGAGTAAAGCTTGCTTCTACCAAGAAGGGTATTGAAAACTTCTTGACTGGATCTCTACAAGAGATTCGTCCAATGACCATCAACAAACTCCAGGGGCTTCGACCCAAAGTCTCGACGGTTGATGAGTGGCTGTCTGGAGACATTAGAGAGGATGTTGTCGGTGCAATTGAGCAGGGTGCATCGAAGATGGAGGACTATTTGATTGTTGCTATTAGTTCTGAAGGAACTGTTAGGAATGGTAGTGGCGATACAATCAAAATGGAACTTGCTAGCATACTTAAGGGAGAGTATCAAGCTCCTCACATTTCGATCTGGCACTACAAGTTAGACGATGTTGAGGAAGTCAACGATCCTTCTACCTGGTTGAAGGCAAATCCAAATCTTGGGAAGACGGTTACCTATGATGTTTATCATCTGGACGTCGAAAGAGCTGAGAAAGCCCCTGCCGCTAGGAACGACATCCTTGCCAAACGGTTCGGAATCCCTATGGAGGGATACACGTACTTCTTCACATATGAAGAAACACTTCCGCACCGTTCAAGAGAGTTTTGGGGTTTACCATGTGCGCTTGGAGCTGACCTATCACAAGGCGACGACTTCTGCGCATTCACCTTTCTCTTTCCCCTTAGTAATGGAGGCTTCGGTGTCAAAACTAGAAGCTACATCACAACTTTGACGTTGATGAAACTCCCTGGAGCCATGAGATCCAAGTATGAGGAGTTTATTTCAGAAGGAAGTCTTCATGTTCTAGAGGGAACCATTTTAGACATGATGGAAGTCTATGACGATCTCGATGGATTCGTCCAGCAAAGTGAATACGATGTTCGTTGTTTCGGATTCGACCCTTATAATGCCAAAGAATTCGTTGCTAGATGGGAATCTGAGAACGGTCCTTATGGAATTGAGAAGGTTATTCAGGGAGCAAAGACAGAATCTGTTCCGCTTGGAGAGTTGAAAATTCTATCTGAAGAACGAATGCTCATATTTGACCAAGATCTCATGTCTTTCGCTATGGGCAACGCGGTTACACTTGAAGACACTAATGGAAACCGAAAGCTTTTGAAGAAACGTGCCGAAGAGAAGATCGATAATGTCTCGGCCATGATGGATGCTTACGTCGCCTACAAGGCCAATAAGGAGGCATTTGAATGATCGATGAAGTAGATGAAATCTTGGAGCACTATGGCGTAAAAGGACAGCGCTGGGGAGTTCGTAAGACTTCTGCGGTCGCGAATGTTGGGACAGCAGCTTCGGTAACTGCAGGCATTGTTGCTGGCAGGTTTGTTATGAGCAAAACTTTTGATATTCGCATCTCCGCTATTACTGCTGGAGCGGTTGCTTATACTGGAGCAAGAATTACTCGTAATCTCTTGAACAAACATGGTGCTGTACGTATAAACGACCCTAGGCGTTAGGAGGTGAATCTTGCCTATTCTAGATCGACTTAGAACTGCTTGGAACGCGTTCGTAAACAATCCAGAAACCACTACTGGTCTTGATTATACGAGCGCTTCATTTGGATCAACACCTCCTTCTCGTTCAAAACTTCGTTTCTTTAATGAACGATCTATCGTTGCATCTATTTACAACAGGATTAGTATTGATGTAGCAGGCGTTCCTCTTCGTCACATTAAACTTGACGATCTTAATCGATACAAAGAAGATATGAAAAGTAATCTTAACAATTGTTTGACGTTAGAAGCAAACCTAGATCAAGCACCACGAGAATTTCGCCAAGACATTGTTATGACTCTGTTTGATAAAGGCGTTGCTGCGTTGGTTCCTGTTGACACGACAGTGAATCCAAACACAAACGAGATTGTTGACATCTTCACTCTTCGCGTTGGGGAAATTGTTGACTGGTATCCGAAACACATTCGTGTCAGTGTTTATAATGAACAAACAGGTAGACGACAAGAGCTTGTTTTAGCTAAGCGCTTTGTTGCTATCGTTTATAACCCGTTGTTTACAGTAATGAATGAGCCGAACTCAACTCTTCAGCGACTGATCAGGAAGCTTGGTCTTCTTGATGCGGTAGATGAGCAGTCGAGTTCTGGCAAACTGGATCTTATCATCCAGCTTCCTTATGTCATTAAGTCGGAAGCACGCCGAGTGCAGGCAGAGCAAAGGCGTCAGGACATCGAGCTGCAGTTGAAGGGCAGCCAGTATGGCATTGCCTATACAGACGGCACCGAGAAGATCACTCAGCTCAACAGGCCTGCAGAGAACAACCTGCTTAAGCAAATCGAGTATTTGACTAACATGTTGTATGGACAACTCGGTATTACCGAAGAAGTAATGAATGGTACGGCAGATGAAAAGGCAATGATCAATTACTTTAATAGGACAATTGAACCTATTGTTGAGTCTATTGTGCAAGCTATGCAAAGATCATTCCTTGGGCCGGTAGGTACACTAGAGCAGCAGCGTATTACTTACTTCAAAGACCCATTCAAACTTGTTCCCATCAGCGAGATTGCAGAGATTGCTGACAAGTTTACTCGTAACGAGATCTTCAGTTCGAACGAAATGCGAGGATTTATGGGGATTCCACCGTCCGACGATCCGAAGGCCGACAAACTTGTCAACAGCAACATGCCACAACCACAGCCCGATTCAGTGGCTTAGTCTTTAGAAAGGAACAGTCAAAATGGAAGCAGATTTCAGCGGCTACGCCACTAAGGCGGGGCTCAAGTGCTCCGACGGTCGGACCATCATGCCTGATGCATTCAAACATCAGGATCAAATGCAGGTTCCTCTTGTTTGGCAGCATGGTCACAGTGATCCGGGGAATGTTCTGGGTCATGCGATTCTTGAGGCTCGACCCGACGGCGTTTACGCCTATGGCTTCTTCAACGATACTCAGCAGGCACAGACCAGTCGGAGCCTTCTTGAGCACAAAGACATCAACATGATGTCTATCTGGGCCAACGATCTCATTGAGCGAGCGGGGCGGGTTCTTCATGGAGCGATTCGTGAAGTTAGTCTTGTTCTTTCTGGTGCCAACCCAGGTGCAATGATCGAGAACGTCACTATTCGTCACTCAAACGGTGATGAGACTGTTCTTGATGATGAGGTTTACATTCGTAGTGGTATTGAGGTCGAGCTTGAGCATTCTTCCGAGAATGACACCGAGGAGAAGACTGAAGACAAGACCGAGGACAAGTCTGAAGAGAAGACTGAAGACAAGTCCGAAGAGAAGACCGACGAAGACGACAAAGAACTCGAACTTCAGCACGCTGATAGTGATGAGAAGACGGTTGGCGATGTCGTCGCATCAATGTCGGAAGAGCAGCAGCAAGTGCTTCACTATTTGGTCGGAAAAGCCAGCGGTGATTCCGGCGACGATGATTCCGTTAAGCAGGATAACATCAACGACAAAACCGATGATGACAAAACCGATGATGACAACACCAATTCGAAAGGTAACGAAATGAAGCACAACGTCTTCGAGAAGACGGATGACGAAGGCAAAGAGAAGGCTCCAGTGTCGCTGTCTCATGGTGACATGCAGGCCATCTTTGCTGATGCTGCCAAGCCTGGCAATACGCTCAGGGAAGCGGTCCAGGATTATGCTCTCTCACACGGCATCGAGGACATCGATCTTCTCTTCCCCGATCACAAGAACCTCTCCAACACTCCCGAGCTTTGGGGACGGCGCGTTGAGTGGGTGTCCACGCTTCTCGCTGGTGTTCGAAAGAGCCCCTTCAGCCGGATCAAGACCATGTCTGCTGACCTGACCGTGGCCGAGGCTCGCGCCAAGGGCTACATCAAGGGCAGCCTGAAGAAGGAAGAGTTCTTCCGCGTTTCGAAGCGGACCACTCAGCCCACAACCATTTACAAGAAGCAGAAGCTCGACCGCGATGACATGGTCGACATCACTGACTTCGACGTTGTGGCTTGGCTCAAGGCTGAGATGCGTCTCATGTTGGACGAGGAGCTTGCTCGTGCGATTCTCGTTGGTGATGGCCGCGCCGTTGATGATGAGGACAAGATCGATGAGGACAGCATTCGTCCCATTGCCAGTGATCACGAGGTTTACACCACGACGGTCACCGTCAACATTGATGATGCTAGCTCCAACATGGGCGAGGTTCTCGACAACATCGTCCTGAACCGTAAGAACCTTCGTGGATCTGGCCTTCCGACCCTTTTCACGACTGAGACCTACATCGCTCGTTTCCTTCTGTTCAAGGATGGTATGCAGCGTAAGATGTACAAGAGCCTCGATGAGGTTGCTAGTGATCTTCGCGTTGCCTCGATCGTTCCGGTCGAGATCCTTGAGGAGTACACCGATATTGTCGCTATTCTTGTGAACTTGAACGACTACGTCGTTGGCGCCACCGCTGGTGGTCAGGTTTCCATGTTCGACGATTTCGATATCGACTACAACCAGTACAAGTACCTGATTGAGACCCGGTGCTCGGGCGCGCTCACCAAGTTGAAGTCGGCTATGGTGGTGAAGAAGACTGCTGGTACGAACGTTGCTGTTGCTCCGGCAGCGCCTGCGTTCGATGGTGATGGCATCACGATCACCAACCAGACCGGCGTGGTCTACCGCAACGCTGATACCGACGCTGTCATGAACAACGCTGGTTCGCCGTACGCCGTTGCAGATGGTGTGACCGTGACCGTTAACGCTGAGCCTGCCTCGGGTTACTACTTCGAGACCAGCGAGAACGATAGCTGGAGTTTCACCGGAGAGGCCTAATAACCAGGAGTTAAGATGGCAAGATTCTTCGGGGACGTTGGTTACGGAGACCCTGTAGAAGCTCCGTCTGGTTCGGGTAAATGGAAAGATGTAATGACAGAGCGCCCGTATTTCGGCGACGTTATTAGAAATACCCGAAGGCTTGAGCCTGGAGAGACGCTCAACAGCGATATTCTTGTTGATAACACTATTTCTATTATGTCTGATGAGCACGCCATTAAACATTTCTTTAAGATCAAATACGTGCGATGGGCGGGGGTGCGCTGGACTGTCACAAATGTGGAAGTCAAGGCCCCCCGTCTCATCCTAAGTCTTGGGAGTGTTTACAATGGCCCAACGCCTTGAGCTACAAGCCATCCTAACTGAGATTCTTGGGACCGATCACGCATATTTTCAACCGCCGCCTAATATTCAAATGAAGTACCCCTGCATCGTCTATAATCGAGATAATGAGACAACTAGATTTGCAGATGATAAACCTTATTCGCGAACCAAGCGGTATCAGGTAACTGTTATTGATACAGAACCTGATAGTGAAATCCCAGATAAAGTCGCACAGTTACCTATGTGCACATACGATCGGTTCTTTACAGCCGACAACCTCAATCACGATGTGTTTCAACTTTTCTTCTAGGAGGAAGAACAAATGACCAGACTTCTCTGGGATCAGCTCGGAGAGCGTACTTATGAGACTGGTGTCGATCACGGCGTTCTTTACATCCCGAATGAATCGGGTGTTTACGATCTCGGTGTTCCGTGGAACGGCCTTACCAGCGTCTCTGAGACGCCTTCTGGCGCTGAGGCAAATGCCCAGTATGCCGATAACATTAAGTACCTGAACCTCATCTCTGCCGAGGAGTTTGGTGCGACGCTTGAGGCGCTCACCTACCCCGACGAGTTCGCTGAGTTTGACGGTCTGGCCGTCCCTGAGCCGGGTGTTGCTGTTGGTCAGCAGCCCAGGAAGGCCTTCGGTCTTTCGTATCGGACTCAGATCGGTAACGATCTTGAGGGTACTGCATACGGTTACAAGATTCACCTTGTTTATGGTGCGGTT